CTTCGCTTCGACGCTGCCGATCGCGACAAGGGCTTTGTGCATTTCAACTATTTCAAGGATTTCACCCATTGGCAGCGTGACGAAAGCGGTTTCAGCGCGCTGTATGGCGCCAAGGATGGTGTGACCTTGAAAGGCGCCAGCAAACTGGCCTATGATCTGTCGTTCAAGGGCAAGCAGGTGCGTTTCCGTCTCAATGATCTCTCCGGCGTCAAGCCACCCGCCGACGCGATCGCCAAGGGAGAGACCTATATCGGCCCCGTCTTCGATGAATCCGGCCTGCGGTTCTTCCTGGTGTTCAACACCGAGGAGAAGATCTTCCTCTACATCCTCGACGAGACTGCGCCCGTGGCCGACCAGTTCAATGCGGCAAGCGAGGCTGACCGCGTCAGTATCGGCATCCGCACCGGCTTTGCCGTCTACGAGGACCGCTTTGGCAAGCGAAAGATCCTGGTCGGCGTCAACCAGCTCAACACCGCGATCAACAACTATCTCGATGGCCCGTTCGACCAGTTGCCGGACAATTTCATCGTCGGCGAGACGCTGAGGACGGCCATCCTTGCGGCCAGCCCGGAAATGAAAGATAAGATCGACCGGTTTGGCAATTCGCCGGATGGCGAGACCCGCTATCTGATTGCTCCCTACATGCAATATGAGGACGAGCGCGATCTCGGCGGCATTGCCGGATGCGCCGCCAGCGAGGCGCCGCCCACCTATTACCGATGCTTTTCCTTTGCCGAGACGGCCGACAGCGAAAGCGATGGCGCCGACGACAACGCCGGTCCGGCGGAAGAGGGCACCAGGGCGGACGAGCCTGCGCCGAATTGAAGGCCGAATTGAAGCACGCTTCGCCCTGGCGAACTGTCGCTACGCATTGTCGATGCTGCATTGGGCACCCATGCGGACACGCCGGGTCTGGAAATGCCTGCGGGGGATCGTCTGGGCGGCCCTTTGGGCAAGCCGGCGCCTGGCCGATGCGCACCCCGCCTCCATCCGGATGCCGCGACCCTCCGATGGCCGGATTTCAATGGATCCCAGCGATCTGCCACCGGTCTGCCGATCCCGCCCCTGTCGCCACTGCGCCGCCTTGGACGTCGAAGCTTCAATCCTTGCGGCCGCCTTCGATGACCGAAAACGACGGGCCGTCCGGATCGTCGAAGCGCTGCGATTCGAGATAGTCGAGCAGGCTGAGCTGGGTCATTTCGAACTCCACCTCGAAGGCATCGCGCTCGAGATCCGTCAGTTCGGCATTCTGCTGGCGGGTCAATTGCATGGACTTGCCGGGATAGTGCTCGGCAAACCGCTCGAGATGGGCAAGGCAGGCTTCGTGGATATCCGGATCCAGATATTCAATCGCGCCGAAAGCGAGATTGATCATGAACTGGTCCGCCTGCCGCTGCGCCGCAAGTTCGGTCACGGAGAGTTCCAATTGTTCGATACGTGCCAACAGATCGTCGGTTTTGCTGCTCAAGTTCCTGGCTTCCTTCGTCAATGCTGCAACACTTTAGTCCAGGTTGGCAACAAACGGTAGGCCGCATGTATCGATTGCCCGTGGCGCGCCCGCCAGCCAGCGACGCAAGCCTGGCGCACCGATCATCGAAGGATGATATCAGTCGACGGCGGTGGATACTCGCTTTGGATCAATGCGTGGACACTGATTTTATGGCGGAGAGGGTGTCCGTCATGTTGATTTTCGCCGCAAAAATAATCCAGTAAAATCAGATACTTATGATTTTGGCGTGCTGCGTTTTGTACAGCAGTATGTACAGCATAGGTTGCTAATGCAAAACGCCGCCTCGGGAGGACATCCGAAGCGGCGTTTAACATGTCTGGACCCTTGCGACAGGGCTTCCGAAACCATCACTCATGAGAGGACCTTCACAAATGATTGTTACGATATATCATAACGAATTCAACGATGCAACCGACGATCTCGTCGGCTCCCCAGCTTTGGATAAGCCGATCGCTGTCACCCGTTTCCCGACTATGGCCGCCACGCGCAAGAAAACCATGAACATCACGCTCCGGCAGTTGGCAGCGGAGATCGTTGCAACAGAAGCGGGCGACAAGGCGAGGCTGCCGGGTTTCAAGCTCGCGACTTTCGGCAACGACAAAACGCTGTCGCCTTCGGGGCACTCCTACCGCACCAATGCCAATATGAAGGCGGTCTCCGGCCTCGAAGCGGACTATGACGGCGAAGAGGTCACGCCGGAAGATGCTTGTGACGCGCTGCAACGCGCTGGGCTGTCGGGCGTCGTCTACACGACCCCGAGTCATTCGCCCGATGCGCCTCGCTGGCGCGTGTTCACCCCGTTTGAAGAGGAGCGGCCGCCGGACGAGCGGGCGCATGCCATGGCACGGCTCAATGGCCTTTTCGAGGGCGCGCTTGACCCGGCAAGTTTCACCCCCTCGCAATTCTACTATGGCGGCAACGTGATCGGCCGACCGAAGGTCAAAGCGTATCTCGTGGACGGCCATCGCTATGTGGACACGGCCGACGATCTGGACGCCACGGCAATCGGCAAGCGTGGCCGCGAAAAGGGTGTTGCAAACGACAATGCGGCCGACGAGTCGGCGTTGCTGGAGGCCATCTCCAGCGGTGCTAACTATCATCACAGCACGACCAGTCTTGCAGGCAAGTGGGCATCCGCTGGCGTTCCGATGGGTGATGCTATCCAGCGTATCTGGCATGCGTTCATGCAAGTCGAGGACCGCGACAAGCGCTGGCAGGATCGGGTTGACGTTCTGCCCGGCACTGTCGCCGACATTTATGCGTATCAGGCGCTTGAGAACAGGGCCGAAGAGGAGCGCCGCAATGCCATCCTCGACGATGTGGCATGGGAGAATTGGGTAGCGGACTTCACGTCCGTTCCGACCGATCCTGCAATCCAAGCGGACATAGACGAGCTTGTCGGCAGCGGCGTGGAACACGCCTATGGCCTCTCGTTCATGTCGCCTTCGCAATGCGACCTTGCCGATAGTCGCAAGGCCGTCATCAAGGGGCTCGTGTCGGAAGGCGACGTAGCTTGCATCGTCGGCGCTCCGGGCGTCGGGAAGTCGCTGCTTGCCCCCCGCATCGCCTATGCCGTGGCGCAGGGGCAGGACATCTTCGGCATGCGCGTTCGGCAGGGTGGCGTCATGTATGTGGCGGCCGAAGACCATCACGGCATGGCCGCCCGCGTCCGGGCGCTCTATCAGCAGCACGGCGATGCGAAGGACTTCGCTCTAGTCGGCGGCATGTCTGATCTGTTGAGCAAGGACAGCATGCACCTGAAGCGGCTGAAGAGGGCCGCGCAGGACAGGATACCCGCTCTTATCGTCATTGATACGCTCGCCATGGCGTTCCCCGGTCTTGAGGAAAACAGTGCTGAAGGGATGGCGCGAGTCGTTGAGGTGGCCCGATCTCTGACGAAGTGGGGGGCTGCCGTCATCCTCATCCATCACGACACGAAAGACGGGTTGCAGGGGTTGCCCCGTGGTCATTCTCTGTTGAACGGCGCTCTGGACGTATCGATTCATCTGGCGCGTGGCGAGGGGGGCATCGTGCGGGCCAAGCTGACGAAGAACCGCAGCGGCACGACCGAACGGGATATCGCCTTCACCATTGGCACCCGCACCGTGGGGGAAGACGAGGACGGGGAATCGATCACGGCGGCAATCTGTCAGGAGCTTTCGCCGGGTGATGTTGCAGAACGCCCCGTCAAGCTCGCACCTTCGACCAATGCCGCTCACATCCTCTTCCTCAAACTGATCGGTGACGGGGATAGCGTAAGCGAGGTCGAGTTTCGCGAGGCTTGTGTAGATGGCCGCACCGTGTCGGCAGCCGAAGACCCTGACAGTCGGCGCAAGGCTTACAAACGGGCGGTGGAAGAACTGACCCGATTGCACAAGGTCGAATTCACTGACGGCAAATTCATGCGGCCGAATAGCTACCGTGAGGTGTTCAACGATGATGACTGAGAGGCGGACGGACACGGACATTAGCCGGACATGTCCGTCTTGTCCGCTCGGCAATGCGTCGTGCTGGACCGGACGGACACGGACATATCCCTTAAGGGATGTCCGGATGTCCGGCAGCCGATGGGGGTTAGAGTCCTACTGTGGGAGATGGCTTGATCACCTCACCGTAAGCACCTCGTCACGGTATCTCTTGGGTCCCTCCGGGGGTGCGGCCGTCGCGGGGAACGCTGAGCCCCGACATATCACTCTCAGAAGAATTTTTGAATCGAGGAACTGAATATGGACATGCGCACTCTCATGGTAATCGACCCCGACGCCGCAGCGCTTGTGGGGAATATTGACCCTCAGGGGGAGGCGGTCACCACGGATGAGTTGGCCGACCTCTTGGCACTGTCAGCCAATAGGTTGCTCGTTCTCTCCCGTGAGGGGCATATTCCCCGGACGAGCCGTGGGCGGTTCAACCGACGTGAAGCAGTCAGGGCTTATTGCGAATACATGCGCAAACATCCCGTGGGACGTGGCTCCGGCGATCCGGCCTACACCGCAGCGAAGACCCGTGCCGCTGAAGCGCAAGCCGAAAAGCTGGAGACGGGGAACGCGCTTGCCCGTGGTGAACTCATTCCCGCCGGGGATGTCGAACGGGAGTGGGCGTCCGTTCTTCGCGATGTCCGCGCCGCCATGCTGGCAATGCCGTCTCGGGTGCAACAACGCCTTCCGCATCTCACCGTCCACGACCTGTCAGTGATGGATCGGGAAATCCGTGATGCGCTTATGGAGATAGCCAATGTTGATTGAGACCCGCCGCCGCGCGCTCCGGGCGTTGATACCCCCGCCGCGCCTTCATCTTTCGGAGTGGATCGAAACCCACATGCGTTTGCCGGAAGGCGTGTCGGCGCTTCCCGGCCGCGTCACGCTCTGGCCGTATCAGCGGGAGATTGCAGATGCAATCAGCGACCCGGAGCTTGAACGCGTCACACTGGTCAAACCTGTCCGCGTCGGCTTCACCACTCTTCTCACCGGGGCACTGGCGAGCTACGTTGCGAACGAGCCGAGTCCGATCCTCGCCTTGCTGCCGACCGAAGCCGACGCCCGTGATTATGTCGTGTCCGATCTGGAGCCGATCTTCGAAGCAACTCCCGCGCTCCGTGGGCTGCTGTCGGCAGAGGCCGACGAGAATGGCCGCAACACGCTTTTGTCCCGTCGCTTTCCCGGCGGCTCGCTGAAGATCGTTGCAGCGAAGAGCCCCCGCAATCTCCGGCGTCACAATGTGCGGATTCTGTTGATCGACGAGGCGGACGCCATGGAGCCGGGTATCGAGGGCAGCCCTATCACCCTTGCCGAACGTCGCACCATGTCGTTCGCGAACCGGAAAATCATTCTCGGCAGCACGCCGACGATTGAGGAGACGAGCAACGTGCTCCGCTCCTATGCTCGTTCCGACAAGCGGATTTTCGAAGTCCCGTGCCCGGAGTGCGATCATCGTCACGAAATTGCTTGGGGTGATATCCAATGGCCGGAAGGGCAGCCGCACAAGGCGCACTATGTCTGCCCGGAATGTGGCAGCGTGATCGAAGAGAAGCACAAAACGGCGATGGTCGAAAAAGGCGTTTGGCGAGCGACCGCCCCCGACGTGAAGGGCCATGCCGGTTTCCGGTTGAACGCGCTCGTCTCGACTCTGGCAAATGCGTCGTGGGCAAAGCTGGCACAAGAGTTCGTGGAAGCGAAGCGTTCGCCCGATCAATTGCAGGTCTTCGTCAACACGATCTTGGCCCAAGGCTGGCGTGAGGCGGCCGAAGAGATAGACGAGGCATCGCTTGCCGCCCGTGCCGAGCCGTTCGGCCTCGACGCCATTCCGCCGGAAGTCTTGATCATCACGGCCGGAGTCGACGTGCAGCGGGACCGGCTCGAAATCGTCTTTCTGGGCCATAGCCGCGACGAGGTGTTCGTGTTGAGCCAGTCCGTCATCTATGGCGACCCAATGACCGATGACGCGTGGGCAGAGCTAGACGACGCTTTGCGCACGATATGGGTGCATCCCAATGGCGGTATCCTGCGCGTGGACGCGGCCGCAGTCGATGCGGGGGATGGTGAGACCATGGATAGGGTCATGGCCTTCACACGGGCTCGTATGGCGAGGCGTATATACGCAATCAAAGGGGCGTCCGGGAATCGCCCGGCAATCAAGGCCAGCGACTGAATAGCCCCTAGATTTGTAGACACCTTCTTTCCTAAATTTGAGGCAAGAAGAGCATCATGAGCAAATCGAATTTCAGCGACGAGTTTAAACGTGACGCGGTGCGTCAGATCACCGAACGGGGTTA